TAAATATTAGTATGGCAACAGATTTATATAAAACAATTAAAATTACTCCTAAAAGAGACAAGAAACCGCCTGTAGCACAAAAAGCATACAGAGGGTTTAGTACTGTTAATCCGGAAAATAATTCCTTTCAACAGTTTGATATTTCATTAATTAAACAAAACTTATTAAATCATCTTAATATTCGTCAAGGAGAGAAGTTATCTGATCCTAGATTTGGTTGTATTATTTGGGATGCCTTATATGAGCCGTTAACAGCACAACTAAAAGACGCAATCACAGCAAATGTTACAAATATTGTAAACTATGATCCAAGAACTCGAGCCGCAAGTGTGCAAGTTTCAGAGTACGAAAGTGGACTACAAATAGAATGTACATTAATGTACTTAGACTATAATATTAGTGAACAATTAAAGTTACAGTTTGATAAAAGCGTTGGATTATCGTGACACAATTAACCACTAGTATTATTGGTTTCAATAAATACAGTAGAGTATAAAGAAGGATAACCTATGTCATCAACCGACAGACAAAATAGATTGCTACTTGCAGAAGATTGGCAAAAAGTATATCAAAGCTATCGTAATGCGGAATTCCGTAGTTACGACTTTGACACACTTAGACGGGCGATGATTACCTATCTAAGACAGAATTACCCAGAAGATTTTAACGACTATGTAGATACATCAGAGTACCTTGCTCTTATTGATATGATTGCGTTCTTAGGACAAAATATCAGTTACAGAGTTGACTTAAACGCAAGAGAAAACTTTTTAGAACTAGCTGAGCGTAGAGAATCAGTTCTCCGTTTAGCTCGTATGCTATCATATAATCCTAAGCGTAATCAAGCGGCAAACGGACTACTTAAATTTGAGACAGTAAGTACTACAGAAAATTTAATTGACAGTAACGGCACTAACTTAGCAGATCAAACAGTTATTTGGAATGATCCTAGTAATGCTAATTGGTCAGAACAATTTAGACGTGTATTAAATTCTGCACTTCCGCAAAATGGCACTGTTGGTAAACCAGCTATATCTAAAGCAATTAACGGAGTACTTACACAGCAATATAGATTTACATCTGTAGGTGCTGATGTTCCTGTATATACATTTACAAAATCAGTTAATGGTTCTTCAACACAGTTTGAAATTGTATCAACTGGAATTGATACTGACTTTAATGTAATAACAGAAGAAAATCCAGTACCAGGAAACAGTTTAGCATTTTTATATAGAGAAGATGGCCGAGGATCAGGAAGCTCAAACTCAGGATATTTCTTGCACTTTAGACAAGGTAGTTTAAAGTCCAATGCATTTGATATTTCTAGTCCTACAGCTAATCAAAGAATTTCTATTGAAGCAGAAAATATTAACGATTCTGATGTTTGGCTTTATGAATTAAGCAGTAACGGAATTCCTACAAATATTTGGACAAAGGTTAGTTCAACTGAAGGAAACAATGCAATCTACAATAGTTTAAATAAAAAAATTAAAAACTTTTATGTTGTACAAACAAGATCTAATGATGAGATTAGTTTAGTATTTGCAGACGGAACATTTGGAAACTTGCCACAAGGCGGATTTAGACTTTATTATAGAACTAGTGCTAATAGAACATTAAGTATTAATCCAGCTGACTTAACAGATATTACTATTAGTTTCCCTTATATTTCTAAAGCAGGAACAACAGAAACAATGACTGTTGGTTTAGAACTTAAAACAGCAGTAACTAATGCTACTACTAGCGAAACAACATCTAGTATTAGAACTAATGCTCCGCAAACTTATTATACACAAAATAGAATGGTTACAGGTGAAGATTATAATATTGTTCCTCTAACTACTAATCAAGAAATTATTAAAGTTAAATCAACAAATAGAGTTGCTAGTGGTATTAGTAGATACTTTGATCTTAAAGATGCTACTGGAAAATACTCTAGTACAAATTTATATGGTAGTGATGGTATCCTTTATAGAGAGCCATACGAAAGTAAAACTTCATTTACGTTTGCTACTCAAACAGATATTGAAGGTACAATCGAAAATTCAATATTACCTATTATACAAAACAGAGCAATTAGTAATTTTTACTTTGCAAACTATGCTAAAATTATTGTTAGTGATCTTAATGCTACATGGACTCAGTCAACAAAGACAACTAATAGTTCAACAGGATTATTAAAGAATATAAATGACGTTGCATATCAACTTGGAACATTTACTGGCGGTTCATTAAAATATGTAGAAGCTGGCGCATTACTTAAATTTAAACCACCAGTTGGATTTTATTTTATAGGTGATGGAGAACTTACAAGTAACAGTACAGCAAAAGGTGCAAGTAGTTATAAATGGGTTAAAGTTATAAGCGTAGACGGTGCAGGTACAAGTGTTAGTACTACAACTGGTACTGGTCCTGTTGTGTTTAACGAAATACTACCTGCAAATAGTATACTAGAAGAAGTTAAACCAAAACTAGTAAAAGACATTTCAACAGATGTTAGATCACAAATTATTGATCAAGTATTTGCATATAAAACGTTTGCATTACGATACGACCAAGTTACAAGAAACTGGCGTATTATTATTAACGAAAACTTAAACACAGTAGATGTTTTTAGTAACGGTAAAACTGGAGATGTAACAAATAATCAACTTGATTCGAGTTGGTTAATACTATTTGAAACAAATGGTGAAAAGTATACAGTTACAAACAGAGGCCTTAGATATATTTTTGAAAGCGATAAAGAACTTAGTTTTTACTTTGATGGACAAAACAAAATTTATGATTCGCAAACAGGACAATTAGTAAAAGATAAAGTTGCAGTTATGAACTTTAATACTCAGCCTGACAAACTTGAACCTTTTAGTAATGATATTAATTGGGAAATTGTAAATGCATTTAGAAACGCAGATGGATATATTAACAGTAAAAAAGTTGAAGTTAGCTTTTTTGATTTAAATGATGATGGCAGTATTGACGATCCGGATATTTTTGATGCTGTAGTTGCTCCTTTAACAAATGCATCTACAAAATATATTTTCTTAAAGAAAGAATCATCAGATCAGGGATTTAACAAATACAATTATTATAATGCAGGAACTGCAATTAAAACTGTTACAACAGAAACTGAAATTGGAGCATATAGTCAGTATTCAACAGGCCAGGCTTTTTATATTATCGATAACGATAACTTTAAGGTACTAACTAATAATGTCCTTGTAGTAACAGCAGATTATAAAGCACACGCTGGTAGATCAGATCTTAAATTTCAGTATGTACACAGTGCAGATGACGGCAACAGAATTGATCCAAGTGCAAGTAATATTATTGATGTATACATGCTTACTCAAACATATGATACTAACTTTAGAAAGTACATTACCGGTTCAGTTGCTAGTAAACCTCTTCCACCAAGTACAGACGAATTATTCCAAAATTATGGTGAGCAAATTAGTCAGTATAAATCAATTAGTGATGAAGTAATTTATCACTCAGTAGAGTATAAGCCTTTGTTTGGAAAACATGCACAAGACAATTTGCAAGCAACATTTAAAATTGTAAAAAATAGCGGCGAAGTAGTTAATAATAACCAAGTAAAAACACAAGTAATTGGCGCAATTAATTCATTCTTTGCATTACAAAATTGGGACTTTGGAGACTCATTCCATTTTACCGAACTTGCAACACACATTATGAATAGAGTAGCACCAGATGTTGTTAATATTTTATTAGTACCTAAACAAGCTACACAAGGATTTGGAAGTTTATACGAAGTTAAAGCAGAAAATAATGAAATTTTTATTAATGATGCAACAGTTGACGATATTGAAATTATTGACTCTGTTACAGCATCTAGAATACAATCGGCAGGAAATGTAGTTACATCAACAGGAACTATTAATACTGGAATTAAGAGTCAAGCGTTGACAACAAGTACTACAACTACAACAACCACAACAAGTTCAAGTAGTTCAAGTAGTTCAAGTAGTTCAGGATCAAGCGGCGGAAGCGGAAGCTCCGGCGGCGGCGGAGGTTATGGATACTAATGGCACAAGATGAAAGTCCAATCCCAACAAGCGGGGATGCAAAAAGAAGAACAGCTGACTTACTACCAAGATATTTTAGAACAACAGCAAACAAAAAGTTTCTAAGTAGCACAATTGATCAGTTAACTCAACCCGGGTCAATTGAAAAGATTGATGGCTACATTGGACGTAGAGATGCAAAAGCATTTAAATCTACTGACAATTATGTTGCTGACGTTTCAGCAGACAGAGAAAATTATCAACTTGAACCAATTGCTACTGTTACTGATAACTTAGGTAATACAACTTACTATGGTGATTATCGAGATTACGTAAACAGTAGTAAAATTAGAAATACAGATAATGATAATCATAGTATGTATAGTTCGCAAGAATACTATGCTTGGAACCCACATGTTAATTGGGACAAGTTTGTAAACTTTAGAGAATACTACTGGTTACCGGCAGGTCCTAATGAAATTCCAGTTTACGGAACAGCAAGGAATATTACTAGTACATTCGCAGTACAGCGTCAAGACAATATAGATAATAACTCTTATATCTTTAGTAAAGAAAACAAAGTAAGCAATCCAACAATTACTCTATACAGAGGTCAAACATATAACTTTGATATTGATTGTATTGATATGCCTTTTAGTATTAGAACTACTAATACTATTGATGACGACACAAGTTTATATAATGTCGGTGTAAGCCAACAAAAAGTAGAACAGGGTATTATTGTTTGGACTGTAGGATTAGAATCACCAGATACTTTATATTATGCAAACGGAAACGATATTGAGGCATCAGGACTTATTATTATCAAAGATGTTAGAGACAATACTCAATTAAATGTTGGCGATGAAATTATAGGTAAAAAAACTTATACTATGCAAACTGGTTATGAATTAACCAATGGTATGAAAGTAAAGTTTTACGGAACAATTACACCAGCGAAATACGGTAAAGGAAATTGGTATGTTGAAGGAGTCGGCGACTCTATTAAACTAATAGCAGAAGAAGATCTAGTTATTACTGCTGATTACTTAACTGATATTTCTACTGAATTTGATGCACAAGGATTTAGTTCGTTACCATTTGATGATGCAACGTCATATGCTATATTAAAAGATTACATTGTTATTAATAGATCATCTAAAGATAGTAATCAATGGTCACGTTATAACAAATGGACACATAAAAGTGTTATTGAAACTATTGCGGAAATTAATAATGTTCCTGTAGTTTTAGATCAAAACTACAGAGCTACAAGACCAATTATTGAATTTGATGCAGGACTAAAACTTTATAATTTTGGTACCGAAGCAAAAACAGCAGTTGATTTAGTTGATACAGTTACTAAAGATGTGTTTTCAGATATTGAAGGACAAGCAGGTTACTTTGTTGACGGCGTTGAACTTGTGTCAGGAATGCGTGTATTGTTTACAGCAGATCCTGATAGTTTTGTTTCTGGCAAAATTTATCAAGTTAGTTTTATTAGCCAAAACGGCCAAACTCAACTTGCATTAAAAGAAACTACAGACACTACACCATTAACAAATGAAACAGTTCTTGTAAAATCAGGTACAAATTTTAAAGGTAAGATCTTTTACTACAACGGAACTACTTGGAAACAAACACAAGACAAAACAAAAGTTAATCAACAACCGTTGTTTGATTTATACAATGATGCAGGCACACAGTTGTCTACATTAGAGTCAAGTACATTTACTGGTAACAAAGTGTTTAGTTATAAAGTTGGTACAGGAACTAATGATACTGAACTAGGATTTCCTTTAAGTTATAGAACTATTGAAAATAGTGGTGATATTGTTTTTGATTTTAATTTATTATCAGACACTTATCAATATGATGAATTAGCAGATGTGTATACAGTTAGTACGGACACAGCATTATTAAGACAATATACTAACAGAACTTCGTATGCAAACGTATCGGGTTGGACTAAAGCACCAAAAAAATCTTCACAACCTGTTGTTGATCAGTTTACAGTAGCAGATAGAACTAATAATTTTATTATTGATGTTTATAATAATAGTGGTGATTTAAATGATTTAGAAATCAAAGTTTATGTAAACAGTACTCGTAAAAGAGATGGAGTTGATTATACTATTAACCGTGTCAACGGATATGCGTATGTTGCATTTTACACAAATTTAGTAGTAAACGATAAACTAGTCTTAAAAACAACATCTAGTGCTAAAAAACTAAACGGATTAGGACATTATGAGTTTCCAATTAACTTTGAAAAGAATCCTCAAAACGAAAATGTTAATACATTTACTTTAGGAGAAGTTTTAGATCATGTTAATAGTATTGTTGACAATGTAACTGGATTTAAAGGTACATATCCTGGTGTTAGTAATTTACGTGATTTAGGTAATTCGTCACAGTACGGATTAAAATTTGTACAACATAGTGGCCCAGTTAACCTTGCGTTATATAATTTAACAGATAAAGACTACGATGCTATTGAAGCAATGAAATGGTCGGCATTTGAATACATTAAGTTCAAAAGAGAATTTTTAAAAGTATCAAATGAATTAGGATTCGAAGGATTTGATAAAGTACATGTTGATAAAGTACTTACAGAGCTTAACTCAAATAAAACTAATAAAGATTCATTTTACTTTAGTGACATGTTAGCCAACGGTGGCGAAACATCAGTAAAGCATAACATTGAAGATCAATCCCAAACAATATTTTCGTTAACACGTGGTATTGACTTTACAATGTTATCTGAAAAAGCAGTATTAGCATACCTAAATGAAAAACAACTAGTACTTGGCAAAGACTACACAGTTAGTACAGATGGATTTTTAACATTATTAAATGCTCCAACAGCTGGAGATGTACTAGATGTTTACGAATACATGTCAACTGACGGTTGCTGGGTGCCACCTACACCTACAAAGTTAGGACTATATCCTAAGTTTACTCCAGAAATTTTCTTAGACGACACTTATATTAAAACTCCAACAGACGTAACAGGTCCGTGGAAGGTATATGGTAGAGACGAAACAACCACACTGTCATACAAAGGCAAAGTTGGTTGGTTCTATCCTTTATATACTGATGAAGTATCAGCACAACAAGCAGACCTTGCCGCAAGTGGAAACGGTACAGCACACGTTCATGTATTTGCAGGAACTAATACATTATTTTATATGCCAAACGGCACAATGAATCATGCTACTAATGACAGTCAAACATATAACGAGTATGAAGGTGCAAGACCAATGCTACAAGGTCATGATGGATCTTTGTGGAGATGTTTTGGAGATTTTAGAGATAACTTATTGTTAGATCTTGAAAAAAGAATTTATAACAACTTAAAACTTCCGTATAACGAAAATGTTTTAGATATTGTAGACTACATTCCTAGTAAAGCTAGAACAACAGGCTTTACTAGAAGACAAGTTTCTAAAACAATGATTTCAGAGTTTAATAGTTGGTTAGAAACTGTAGGAACACCAGACTATGTATCTAATACATTTTATAGGAATGGCGACGGATTTACATATAACTATGCATCAGCAGGAGATCCAAGCGGAACCCCATTAACTGGTTTTTGGAGATCAATATACAAAGACTTTTATAACACAGATAGACCTCATAGTCATCCGTGGGAAGTACTTGGGTTCAAAGAAAAGCCAACTTGGTTTGATACTGAGTATGGCACAGCACCGTATACAAATAGTAACTTACTACTTTGGGAAGATTTGTCTAAAGGTATTGTAAGAGGTGCAGAAGGATCAAAAGTAACTTACAGAAACAAATTTAAAAACGAAGATATTTACAAGTATATTCCAACTGATGCTAATGGAAACTTATTAGCACCAAGTGCAACTGGTTATGCTGTAGGTAATATTCCTAATACAAATGGCAATGAATTTGCATTTGGAGATGAAGGACCAGTAGAAACTGCTTGGCGCAGAAGTTCACATTTTCCGTTTAGTTTAATGATATCTTGGGCATTAAATCAACCAGCACAGTTTTTTGGTTTAGCATTTGATAGAAGTAGAATTGTACGTAATAGTGCAGAGCAGTTGGTCTATAAAGATACAAGTAAACGCATTGAATTAAACAAATTAGTATTTCCAAATAGTGCAACTGATGCATCAAGAGTATTTACAGCAGGTATTGTAAACTATATGCAAGGATACCTAATTGATAATGACACACTTAGATTTAATGAGTACACAAAAAATTTAAAAGCAATAGAAAATAAACTAGGGTCTAAAATTGGTGGCTTTACACAAAAATCTAAATTTAGATTAATATTAGATTCAAGAACGCCAACAAATGAAGGTAATGTTTTTGTACCAGAAGAAAACTATAAAATACACTTGACTAAAAGTGTTCCTTTAGATGTATATTCTTATAGTGGTGTTATAGTTGAAATTGCGCCAGGCGGGTATATTGTTAAAGGATATGACAAAGATAATCCAGTATTTAGACATTATCCTATTAGAACAAAGAATAGTGATCGGATAATAACAGTTGGCGGCGTTAGTGAAAACTTTTTAGTCTGGACAACAGGAAAAACATATCAAGCAGGACAAATTGTTGAAGTAGCTGATTCGTATTATAGAGTAAAACTATCTCATACAGCAGGCGATGCATTTAACCAAGATAATTTCCAAAAATTAGCTGAGTTACCTGAAGAAGGCGGCGCATCAGCATATATAAGAACAAATTTTGAAACAGAATTAAAAGAAATGCCGTACGGTACACTGCTTAGAGAAAAACAAGAGGTAGTTGATCTATTACTTGGGTATCAAGAATACTTAACTCGTGTAGGATTTAGTTTTAATAACTTTAACCAAGACATTGAAGAAATTGAAAACTGGGTACTAAGTGCTAAAGAATTTTTATTCTGGACTACACAGGCTTGGGATAGCGGAACTATACTAACATTAAGTCCAAGTGCTAGACAAATTGAATTTACAAAGCCTTATGTTGTAGTTGATGACATATACGATAATTTTTATGATTATAGTTTATTAAAAGCAGATGGCAAAAGATTACTTGCAGATTTTGCAACAACCGAGCGTGACAATACAAATGATTTCGGAATTTTTGTAAGAAATACAAACGATGGAATATATCATCTTAAAATTCCAGTAATACAACACGAACATGCAATTATTATTGATAACAGTACTGTATTTGGTGACGTAATTTATAATAGAGCACAGGGATATAGACAAGAAAGAATTAAGGTTAAAGGTTACCGTTCAGATGAATGGAACGGTTCTTATAATATTCCAGGATTTATCTTTGATGATGCAAAACCAGTTGAATGGACTTCTTGGCAAGATTACTCAATTGGAGCATTAGTAAAACACAAGCAGTTTTATTATGTTGCTACAAAAAAGGTAACCGGAACTGAAAAATTTACAAATGCAAACTTTGTAAGATTAAATGAAAAGCCTGAACAACAACTACTACCTAATTTTGATTATAAAGCAAGGCAGTTTGCAGACTTTTACGATCTTGACTCAGATAATTTTGATAGTGAACAACAGAAACTAGCACAACATTTAACAGGATATCAAAAGCGTAAGTATCTTGAAAACATTATTAATGATGATGTAAGTCAATATAAATTTTACCAAGGAGCGATTGCAGACAAAGGCACAAAAAATGTTCTTACAAAACTTTTTGACAAACTAGGAAGTGCTAATAAAGATAGTTTAGAATTTTTTGAAGAATGGGCTGTACGTGTAGGACGTTACGGAGCAACAACAGGTGACGAACAGTTTGATTTAATACTTGACGAAGCAAGATATAGACAAGAACCTCAACTAATTGAATTAGTTGATTCAATCAATCCTCAAGATACAAGTTTAATTTATAGGTTAGATAGAAATGGTGTATATGTTAAACCAGATAACTATGATCATAAGCCTTTACCTACAAAATACTTTAATGATAATAACAGTTATACTAAAACAGCAGGCTATGTAAATCCTACGGACATTACAGCATCGCTTGTATCATATGACGCTATTTTAGATCAACCTTTATATTCCTCAGGTAGTTATATTTGGACTGCTACAGACAAAACTCAACAAACATGGGGAGTATATAAGTCACAAACAACAGAATATAAAATTACAGCAGTAAGTGAAAGCCAATCAAATATATTTACAATTACTTTAGATAAACAATCCAACTTTGTAAAAGGTGAAATTATTGGAATTCATAATGTATCAGATGCAACTAATGGATATTACAAAGTTGACAGTATTGAACTTGACATTGTTAAACTAGAATCCGTTGAAGGCGAAGATATTGAAGCAACAGAAGCTGATGCAGTAGTAAATGGATTTATTACAGAATTTAAATTAGCAAGACTTTCTACATTATCACTAGCTAATGATAGTATTAAAAAAGATCCAAACAATCTGTTTAGTCTAAGTGGAAATAACAATGCAACTAATACAATTTGGGTTGACGATGACGACACAGGTAAGTGGATTGTTCTAAAAAATAAACAAGTTTTTGAATTAAAACCTAATATTGTTAATACTTCGGCCGGCCTACTAGATTCTACTGAAAAAGACTTTGGCAGTGCAGTTAGTGTAGCAAAAAATAATAACCGTATAGCAATTACTGCACCTAAAGACTTAAATGGTAGCGTTTATGTTTTTCAAAGACCTAGTGATAATACAGACTTTGGATTCTTACAGCAAATAGATGAACAACTATTCTTGTTTGATTCAAATGGCGGATTTGGTCAAAGTGTTGCAATGAGCCCAGATGGCAAATATCTTGCAATTGGCTCACCACATGCTTCAAATGTTAAAAGCAAGCTAAAAGGTGATTACCAAAATAACATTAGTTACGTACAAAACGATGTTGTGCTATATTCAGATCAATTGTGGAAAGCGGCAAGAAATATAGAAGCTGACGCTTTACAACTATATCAAAATCATTCATCTAATGTTCAAGCTAAAGGTAACGATTATGTAAGTAATACTCAAAGCTATCCAGACATTGAGTATATTGTACGAGGAGACTATACATTAGGCGCTAATTCAGACACAGATCATATTTTAATCAGAGCTGAAAAAGAACAGTTTGAAGGAACTAAGCCTGGAGATATATTAACTCTTAAATGGAACAAATATACAACTAGTAATCAAGTAGGTAAATTACCTTTTAACAACAGTGGCGTAATTACCGAAGCACTTATTAATGGCCAACATACTATTGTTGAAAAGGTACAACACATTGCACACATTCAAAGTGCATTATCAGTACCTGCGGCAGGTATTGAAATAACAACTGATACTTGTAGAGCAACATTAGCTTATAGAAGAATTAATGATGAAAATGAAATGCAAGTTTATATTAAAAATGTAAACGGATCATTTACAGGATCAGGATCAATATATGCAAATGGTATCTTAGTTGGGCAATATGAAGAAGTACTTCAAATTACTGATGATTATCATACAGGCTGGTGGTATGTTAATGCTGGATCAACATTTACTTCATCAGAATTAACAGAAAAAAATGCAAATTTAGTAATACAAAATATTACATTAGAAGGTAACGTAGTTAACAGTCCTTATTTTAGTAATATTTTAGACACTAAACAGTTACAAGATATTTTACAACCAACAAAAGTTAGCGAATTTGGTATACTTTCTCATACACAAGGACAGAGTAACGTACAAGTACTTGATAGTAAGTGGTGGATTAGAACACCACTAGCACACGGAAACAGTATTACATCAGGTGATAAAACACGAATTTGGTTAAATGACATTCGTGTTAATGGATTAGTGCAAGACCCTTCAGTTATTGGTTTAACTTCAACATATATTAATAATACAGAGCATACTGTTTATGATGTATGGAACGGTTATGTAGAAGTTAGATTAACAAACTTTGATTTAAATGGAGATCCGTTTATTCCAAATGTTGGAGATATTCTAACAGACACTGCAACAAGTTCAACAGCTGAAATTGCATTTATTGAAAGATCATTTGCTACAGCAAAAATTTATGTTAAGAATAGAAACGGAACTTGGGCAGTAGGATCAGACTTTGGCACAAATTCAAATGCAACATTTATTGAAAACGATTCAACTGTAAGAACTATTGGTCCTATTAATTCAGCACATATGGAAAATACTATATCAGGACCTATACTGGTTATTGATAATACAGTTAATATTCCTGTAGTTGTTGGAGGCACAAATTATTTAAGAGAGTTAGAGTACTGGATTTATTCTTCAAATACTATTGAAGGTATTACTGATAGTGCTAATCCTCCATCATCAATTAACTTAGACTGGACAAGAGTATATAATCTTCCTGTTGTTGCAGAAGGCTACGGAACAGGGTTAAGTGAACAAGGTACATTTGCAGTTTATGAAATGAAAGGTGTTACTTACAGTCTTATTAATTATTTTACAGTACCTAATAGTGCTGACAATAGAAAATTAGGAACAAAATTAAGATTTGTACAACCAGATTCTTCTAGTTATAAACTTTATGTTCATGCTGAAGGTGATGGAACAGAAGCTAACCAGGGTAGAATATACTTTATAAATAAAAATTCTACAGAAGATTGGGCATTATCTGTACAGAAAACTTATAGAGGAAACTTTAGAACTTCAGCAACTTATTTTGAAAACGAATATGTTAGATTTGGAGAAACAGTATATAAAGCAAATACTAATTTAATACCTGGAGTGTTTAATGTTAGTCAATGGACTGCACAAACTACTGGATTAGATTTACTAGGGTACGTGCCTAATGATACAAACTTCTCGTTAGTTGAAAGTACACTTGATCAAGGAAACTTAGAAGCATTTGGTACTGATTTTGATGTTAGTACAGACGGAGAAGTATTAATTGCCAATTCAATGTATACAAGTGTATACGAAATTGAATCTGGAGATACAGTACTAGGATTAGATAGTAGTATTGCAAATAGAAAAGTTGTAGTATACAGACTTAACAGTTCAAATTATGAATATTCGCAAATATTAGAACCTTTTAATCAAACTGAAGATTTTGGTACTACTATTGCAGTATCAAATGACGGTACTAAGATTGCAGTTGGCGCTCCATTAAATAGCGAAATAGAATCCAATGCTGGTGCAGTTTACATTTATACACAAAATGGAACAACATTTAGTTATAGTCAAACTATTCGACCGGTAACAACGCAACCTAATACACAGTTTGGTTTTAAATTAGATTTTGATGGTAATACACTTGCAGTTACATCAAGAGGCGGAGATATTGTCACAGCAACAACATTTGACTCTAATACTACTTCATTAGATAATGCTTCAACACCATTTAAAGTTACTGATAGAGGAAGCGGTGTTGTAAGTTTATACGAAACAGTTAATAATACGCTACTGTACAGTCAAGACTTTGCATATGATTTAGATACACAAGATTTTGGTAGTAGGATGCTTGTAAATAATAACCATGTTTACATTGGATTACCAAAACAGCAAGTACCAAATAGTAGTGTAATTGATAAAGGCTTAGTTGCTGAGTACAGAAAACCAGTAAACACAGCATCTTGGTCAATTACAAGATCGCCAATACTTCCAGCAGATACTAGTAAGTTTAAAGGTGTATACTTATATGATGTAAATACTAATAGCTTACTTACGTACCTAGATTATATTGATCCAATACAAGGAAAAATAGCAGGACCAGCAGAACAAGAAATTACTTTTAAAACAAGCTATGACCCAGCAAGATATTCAAACACTACAACAGCTTCTACAATAACTGCAAATTCAGACTACACCAGCGATAAATGGATTGGTAAGTTATGGTGGGATATTGATAGTGCTAAGTTTATTAATCATCATCAAGGCGATATTACAGAAGCATCAGCAACATTTAATAAACTTTTTCCAGGAACAACAGTTAATGTTTATGAATGGGTAGAATCTACTTTATTACCAAGTGCATGGGACGCTGAAACAGGATCTACAGCGGCTCTTGATCAAGGCATTAGCGGAACTACCTTATATGGCGACGGAGCATACAGTGTTAGAAGAAAGTTTGACGAAATATCTCAAACATTTACAACATATTATTACTATTGGGTATTAAACAAAGCAACAAAACCAAATGTAGAGAATAGATCAATAAGTGCATCTAATGTATCTAGACTAATTTCAGATCCAGCAGGATTAGGATATAAATTTGTTGCTATGTTAGGATCTAATAGATATGCGTTACATAATTGTCAAGCATTTATTAACGACAGAGATACTGCAATTAGCTTTAACTGGTGGACAATTGAAAACCAACAACAACCTACACACCTTCAGTATCAATTAGTTACTGATGGGTTAGAGTCAAGTGTGCCTAATGCTGAAATTGAACAAAAATGGTTTGATAGTTTAGTTGGGTTTGACAAGAATGACAGACCAGTACCAGATATTAATTTGCCAACTAAAGAGAAGTACGGTGCGTTAAATGACCCAAGACAAAGTTGGTTTGTTAATAGAACAGAAGCACGTAAACAGTTTATTGAAAGAACAAACAATACACTAAGCAAGCATTTAATTGTTGATGATTTTAATCTAACTAAATTAACTGGATTTGATCCTCAACCTACTATAGCAACAGGATTATATGATACAACATCTGACAGTTATGCTGAGATAGGATTTGTTAGTGTTGCTAGAGTTAAACCTGCTAGCCTAACATTAGAAGTCGAAAACGGCGTTATTATTAATGTGTTAATTAATGATGCAGGTACAGGGTACATTAACGTGCCTACGTATAAAATTACAGATATAGAAGGCTCTGGTGCAGTATTAGAATTTACACTTAATGCTAATGGAGCAATATCAGCTGTTAATATTGTTAATGGCGGTAGAGATTATACAAGTAATGTATTAATTACTGTTAGAAAATTTGCAGTTCTTGTTAAGAGCGACGAAACTATTGGTAGTAAGTGGAGTATATACCAATGGAATGGCACAGAATATTTAAGAACATTAACACAAAGTTATGATGTTAATTTATACTGGAATTATATAGACTGGTACTTATCGGGATACAATCAATTTACATTTGTAAATCATACTATTGATTCTAGTTATCAAATTTATGCACTCGATGATCAAATTGATGATGTTATTAAAATTAATAATGTTGGAACAGGCGGTTGGTTATTACTAAGAAAAATTAGTAATACAGATGCACAAGACTATACGTTAGGTTATCAAACAATTGGTAGAGAAAACGGAACCATTGTATTTAAAAATAGCCTTTACGATGTTAATTCAAGTAACACAGCATTTGATGGCGCAAGTTTTGATAAAATATTTTATGATACAGAACCAAATACAGAATTTAGAAAAATACTTGAAATTTTAAAATCAGATATTTTTGTAGATAATCTTGCAGTTCATTGGAATGAGTTATTCTTTGCAGGTATACGCTATGTATTTTCAGAACAACCTAATGTTGACTGGGTATTTAAAACAAGTTTTGTAAAAGCAAAACATAATATTGGTGAGCTAAAACAAAAAGTTACATTCCAAAATGATAACTTGCCTAGTTACCAACAGTATGTTGAAGAAATGAAACCTTACAAGACTAAGATTAGAGAATATTTAAGTTCTTATGAAAAAGTTGATCCAGCAAGTAATGTTATAACAGACTTTGATCTTTCACCATTCTATAGTGATCAAGAAGGAAAAATTATACCACAGGATGTTAAAATTGTTAATGGAGAAATTTCAGTAGGTGATGCAAACGTTTTAACATATCCAGGCAAACATTGGATTGATACTGTAGGTTTTGAAGTTGTATCGTTTAACATTGCTGATGCAGGAAGTGGTTATAATACTCCTCCTAAGATTATTATTACCGGCGGTGGCGGCACAGGTGCAACAGCAGAAGCATTTGTTGGTACATCTGGTAAAGTAACAAGTGTTAAAGTTACAAATACAGGCAGTGGTTATTTAACAAGCCCTACTGTACAAATTATAGGATCATTTGGAGATACTGGAACAGTTACTAGACTAAGTCCTGTTCTTGGTAAAGGTAAAGCAAGATCTGCACACATTAGATGTAAATTTGATAGAGTTACAGGAACATACTTATTTCAAGTACTGGCCGAAACTGAAACATTTACTTCAACTATAGATCAACAAATATTTAATCTAAAATGGCCAACACAGTTAAAGTCAACAGAAATTACAGTTACAGTTGACGGATTAGAATCATTGCGTAGTGAATATAAGTTTAGTAATGTTCAAGATACTACTAAAGGTTATACAAGAAGTGTAGGACGTATTACATTCACTAATGCACTTGCAGTAAACAAAACAGTTGTTGTAAAATATAACAAAGCACCAGAGCTATTGCAAGCACAAGATAGAATTAATTTATACTATAATCCAACTACAGGAATGTACGGAAACGATCTTGGACAGTTAATGGAAGGTATTGATTACGGCGGAGTAGAAGTTAGCAGTTTTGACTTTGGTACAGGTAGTGGTTGGGATTCAGATGAATGGTTTACAACAACTTACGATACATTTGATACTACATTTGAAGATGAAATTTTCCAAATTGGTGATGATAGTACGCGAGTATTAAACTTTGCTAGTCCATTAGTATCAGGAATAGTTTATAATATTTACAAAAACGGTATAAGAATTGATGATCCTAATTACGGAACAGCAGACCAAAAAAATGTAAATGCTAAGATGACAAGTATTACAGGTGCAGGACAAACTGGTGTTGCATTGTTTGATGATGCTGGAGATTTAGCAAGTAGTATAATTGTATTTGATGAAGAAAATATTCCAACTGGATCAGGAGATATACTTGTATTTAGAAAAACTACTTCCGACGGAGCATTTTTACCAGATCCAAGATCATATGATACTGTACTAACTGGAGGCGATTTAGCATTTAGTACAGCAAGAGGTATTAACCCCGAAGAAATTATTATCGATGGTGATGACTTTGTTTCTCCAACAACAAGTAAAGGTCCTGAAGAGCAAGTTCCAGGACAAGTATTAGATACTGTTAACATTAGAGTGTTCCATAGACCAAAAGATGGTGGTAGTATATTGTCAAGCAATTCTTACAGAACAGATGGTGTAATAGGATCTTATAACTTTGGCATTCAACCACAAAACAAAGAAGGCTTAATTGTTAAACTTAATGATACAATTCAAGCACAGTCTTTATATACTGTTGATTATAGAACTAAAACAGTTACTTTTAATACAGTACCTAATATTAATCAAGATGTAAACATTTTATCAATTAGTGGCAATGGTAAGAATTCCTTAGAGCAAAATGAATTTAAAGGTGACGGAAGCACAAATGCATATATTACTAAAATACATTATGATAAAAAGTTAGACTATTATGCAACAGTTAACGGAGAACCAGTTGAATCGGTACTAACATCTAGCGGTGATAGTACAGACAAAGATCCAAAAGCAATGATTGTATTTGGTAAGGCGCCACCAGACAACAGCGTAATTAACTATGCAATTTATACAGCAGTTGATAGTTTTAGTAAAATTGAAACAACAGAATTTGTAGGTGACGGAAGTACTAGAATATTTACACTAGCAAAAACTCCGTACAGTGCATTACCAAACAGTCATAATGTAATTGTTAAGCAAGGGAATAAAATTTTAAATCCTGGATACAATCAACAGTTTGCAGTAACAGCACTAGCAAGAGAATACTATTTAGAAATATGGCAAACTCCAATTGGTAGTTTTGATAACTCAGACTTATTAGTATTGCTTAATGGTGTAGAACTTACTATTGCAGTTGAATATAATATTCGTCCTGCAAACAGTAGTGTTATACTTGAACCAGGGATTGGTGTTGAAGGCGATGTATTAGAAGTATATCTAAAAACAGATGGCGAATATGCATTTGGTGATATACAAATTATCAACAATCAGAATACTTGGGTTGACAGCGGAGCAAATTTACAGTTAACTACAGCACCTATAGACGGCGAAAAACTTACAGTATACACATTTAATAAACATGATAGTATGGACTTTGAAAGACAAAACTTTGATATTGTTACTAGATCTACTATCTCAGTTGGCACCGAAGACCACATACAGTTCAATCATATTAAAGCAGGATTAGTTAAACTAAGATATCCTGCAATCGATGCACAATATGTTTGGGTAATAGTTAACGGTATATTACAAACGCCAAGTGTTGATTATAAGTTAACAGACGACAAGAACTTTGTTAAGTATAACGGATCATTTGTAGATAATGATGTAGTTGAAGTTATACAATTTAGTGCTACTGGCGAAGTTACACCTAAATTTGGATTTAGTCAGTTTAAAGATATTTTAAATAGAAATATTTACAAAAGACTTGGAGATGTTGCACCACTTAAACTTGCAAAAGATTTAGCAACGTTTGATAAAGAAATATTCTTAGATGATGCAAGTAATTTAAGTCAACCTGATAAGAACAGCAGTATTCCAGGTATTTTGTTTATTAACGGTGAACGTATTGAATATTTAATTAAGCAAGGCAATGTATTACGTCAAATACAAAGAGGTACATTAGGTACAGGTGTTCCTAGTGTGCATGAATCAGGAAGTGATATATACAACCAAGGACCAACACAAACAGCACCTTATATGGATCAAACTATTGTAGACGAACAAATAGGTGACGGATCAACAGCAGTATTTCCATTATCATTTACTCCTACAAGTATAAATGAGTTTGAAGTGTTTGTTGCAGGTAAAAGATTGCGTAAAAATGCAATTCAACTGTTTAATCCTGCACTAGATCAAGACTCTCCTGAAGCTGATCAAACAGCACTAGCAGAGTTTTCAATAGATGGTACAACAGCAAACGTAACTCTGTTAAATACACCAGCAGTGAACGCGAAGGTAAAAGTTGTCAGAAGACAAGGAAAACGCTGGACAGATCCAGGAATTTCACTTAATGATGCGGAAAGTTTAGTAGCACGTTTCTTTAAGGCGGAAAAGGTGGAGCTACCCAAATAAATACAGTATAGGAAAAAGGTATGATTGATAACATAAAAGAAGAGAACGGAGTAATGCTCCAAGGACATATTAAAATTTCTAACCCTGAAACGGGCGAAGTTATAGTCGATAAACGTAATGCTATCCACTATGAAAATATGAGTATTTCACTTGCAGAAAGTTTAGCTAATGCAGGACAAGGTACCATTTATCAAATGGCGTTTGGCAACGGAGGAACTAGTATTGACCCTACTGGAATTATTACATACCTAACACCTAACAGTACAGGTACTAATGCTAGTCTTTATAACCAAACATTCATTAAAGTTGTTGATGACAGAAGTGTTAATAACACTGATCCTGCAAGAAACAAAATTGAATCAAGACACGTAAGTGGTACTAACTACACAGATATTGTTGTTAGCTGTTTACTTGATTACGGTGAGCCTAGTGGACAAGACGCTGTTGATAACGCAACTAACGCTAATAGTTTATATGTATTTGATGAATTAGGATTAGTAAGTTACCTACCATCAGGACAAGGTAGACTGTTAACACATGTAATTTTCCACCCAGTACAAAAGAGTTTGAATAGACTTATTCAAATTGATTATACTGTGCGTGTACAAAGTTTATCGGGGTTTAACGAATAATGGCATATACAATTAACTACTCAGACACGAATAAGGGAACTATCTCAATTGAAGATAGTACAATTAATCAGCAAACAAGTCTAGATATTCCTGGACGTAACACTACTAGTTATGGGTCAGTTATTGCCGAAAACTTTCTAAAACAATTAGAAAACTTTGCTAACACATCAGCACCAAGAAATCCAATCCAAGGACAATTATGGTATGACAGTTCAACAGGAGTTGATACTTTAAAACTATACGACGGTACAGGTTGGGTTAGTGCTAGTGGACTTAAAAAAGGAAACAATGCACCAGACGTAGCAAATGCACTACAAGGTGATCTTTGGTCAGACACAGACAACAACCAGTTGTATATTTTTACAGGTAGTGGTTGGACACTAGTTGGACCAGAATATAGTGATGGTTTATTAACAGGTGCAAAGCCTGTTGTAGTAACAGGCAAAGATGAAGTACTTTATACTATTCTTCAGCTTGAAGTTAGCGGATCACCAATAGCAATTTATTCAACAAGAACATTCCAACCTAAGAGTACAATCCCAGGATTTACAATTATTCAGCCTGGCTTGAACTTATCGTCAGCAAATATTGGTGGAGACGGAATAGCAAAGTATCTTGGTACAAGTGAAAAAGCAGAAAACTTAGTTGTATCAGGAGCAAGTGTTGCGGCAAGTAACTTTTTAAGAAGTGATGTTGCAAGTACATCATCACAAAAATTAACAATTAGTAATAACTCAGGTATACAAGTAGGACAGGATGCTATTGTTACATTTGATGTACAAGGTACATCAGGTGTTGTTACTAACTTAACATCAGGCGCACCAATTGACTTTAAAGTTAATAACTTAGGCGTACAGAAAAATGTTATTAGAATTGACTCAACTGAAAAAGTTGGTATTAATACCCTATCACCTGCAGAAGCATTAGACGTAGCAGGTTCAATACAAACAAGTGCAAACTTAATTGTACAAGGTACAACAGACAGTGCAAGTATTGGAACTGGCGCAGTTAAAATTAGCGGCGGTGTTGGCATTGCTAAGAAACTATTTGTAGGTACAGATTTAAGTGTTGCAGGATCAAGTACAGTAGGATCAGTAACACCAGCTTCGACACAACAATATTCATTAGGTACAAGCACCAACCGTTGGTCAGCAGTACATGCAGTTGAATTTAGAGGTAACTTAATTGGTAACATTACAGGTACGGTTACAGGTGGAGCGGCAAATGCTAATAAACTTACAAGTGCAAGTACGTTTGAGCTATTAGGAGATGTAAGTTCCAATCAAATTACATTTGATGGACAAGTTGGCGGCACAACAAAAACATTTACAACAGCAATTAGTAATACATTTATTGCTAACAAAACACTTGCTACAACACCTAACACAGATGATGAAATTATTATTAACAGAATTTCAGGTGATGATACCGGTGTATTTAAGATTTCACAAGCCGCACTAGTTAGTAGTGTACCAGTTATTCCAGTTGGAACTATTGTACCATTTGGAGGTGTTAACACACCAGCAGGTTGGGTGTTATGTGACGGGACAGAAGTTAGAATTTCTGATTACTTGTCATTGTATAACAGTATTCAATATCAGTTTAAAGACCAAAGTCAGGTTGCATCAGGTTTCTTTGGACTACCAGATTTTAGAGGTAGATTTGCACTAGGTGCTGATAACATGGGCGGATCAAGTGCTAACAGAGTATCAGATGTTAACGCTGATACAGTTGGACTAGCATCAGGTGTTGAAGCAAGATCAATTGATGTTAAAAACTTACCAGAACACGAACATGATTTAAGATCACCAAAAGGTGCTCAGTTCTACGTAATACTTGATGATAGTGGTGCTCAACAAGATGCTGATACTATCCCGTATGATGCTCCAACAGGATCAAATGCAGGACAAGCAAGAACATCAAGTGGTGGTGTTTTAAACAGACGAAATATTGTTTATAATAGTAATACAGGTTTAGAAGAATACGAAACATTTGATATTACAGAGTTAGGCGAACCATACAACGTTATGAATCCTTTCTTAACAGTAAGTTACATTATCTATACAGGAGTTGGGGGCTAATATGGCATATCAAATTAATAAGACTAGTGGTGCATTACTTGTAAACCTAGCAGACGGACAAATTGATGTAGCAAGTACTGATATTACATTAATTGGTAAAAACTATACAGGGTTTGGCGAAAGTATAAACGAAAACTTTGTTAAGATGTTAGAAAATTTTGCTAACACTTCTTCTCCAGCTAATCCACTTGCAGGACAAATTTGGTGGGATACTTCAAACAGCAGATTAAAAGTATACACAGGTACTGATTGGACCACAGGCGGCGGACCAATTGTACAACCTACACAACCTACAATGGTTGCAGGTGACATGTGGATTAATAATGATGCGAACCAACTTTACTTCTTTGATGGTACAGACTTAGAATTAGCAGGACCAATTTATAATGCATTCCAAGGTAAGTCAGGTCCTGAAGTAATTACAGTACTTGACCAAACAGGTACAAGTAGAACTATTGTAAAATATTGGATTGGCGGAACATTTGTTGGACTATGGAGTAAGGTTGCATTTACACCACAGAACGTTGATACTATTGCAGGATTTACAGGCGATGTTTTTAAAGGATTTAATACAGTTGACGATGACTTTATTTTTGCTGGTACAGCATCAAAAACATCAGCACTAGTTGATAGTAATAATGTATCAAGAACAGCGGCACAGTTCCTTGCAAGTGACTCAGACGATGCAACATCAGGTGCATTAACAGTTAGAAACAATAACGGACTTACAGTAGGACTTACAGATAACAATGTTGTTAAAGTAACATCACAAGGTGTTGTAAACGAAAACAATGTTAGTAATCAAAACTATACATTTAGAATGACTACAAGTGGCGGCAAAACTGATGCAATGACTATTGATTCTACAAATAGCAGAATTGGTATCTATAACACAAGTCCAACACAAACATTAGATGTTGGTGGTAACATGAGAGTTGCTGGAAACTTAATTGTTGATGGAGACACAACTAGTTTAGACGTACAGACATTATTAGTAAGAGATAAAAGTATTGAACTTGCTAAAGGTGACGACAGTACATTATTAGACGACACAGGAGTCGATCAAGCAGGTATAACAGTAGCATCATCAAATGGTACTAAAGAACTGTTATGGCGTAATGCAACAAATGCTTGGACGTCAAATGTTAGTTTAAACTTAACAGGTGCAAGTTCACTTAAATTTAATGGTGTTGATATTATTACTGGCTCAGCTGGTGTTGGTATTACAAGTATTGGTGCGTTGACATCAGCTAATATTGGTAGTTTTAGCTTTACAGGCGGTAATAATTTAACTACAACTACAGTTGACGCCAGTGGCAATGGTATAAACCTTACTGCGGCAGGTAACATTAATCTTGTTACACCAAGACAAATTAGGAATGTTAGTGATCCAACAGCTGATCAAGACGTTGCTACTAAAGCATATGTCGATAGTAGCATTAATTTAGAAGTGTTAGCACTAGCATTAGACGTTACAGGTTTAGGAACAGGCGGAACATCACAACAGCATACAAATATTGCTACTATTTTGAACGATATTGCTCCAGCAGGCACTAAACAAAATGGTACAGAAGCTAGAGTACACTGTTCAACAACAACAGGTGCTACAGCTACACTAACAGGATCAGCTTTGAACACAGCGTTTAACGAAAGTACAACACTTGTTCAGCAAAAAGATGGAAGTGGCAACGATGATGGATCTGTAAGTGTTATCCAAAGTGCTACATTTAATGATGCTACTGGTAACATCACATCTACAGTAGCAAGAACACTTAAATTATTTAGAATTGGATCAGGGGCATGGGCATATGTACAAGACCTTACTCCGGGCAGTTTAGTATAAATACATATAACACAATTAGGGGTTAATAAATGGCATACGTAATAAATTTAACAAATGGGGGATCGTTAGTAACGGTCGAAGACGGAACCATTGACCAGAGTACTTCACTTAAATTAGTAGGTAAGAACTATGCTGGTTATGGTGAAATTCAAAACGAAAACTTTATCCATTTGCTAGAAAGTTTCTCTAGCGGAAATCAACCAGCAGGTCCAATAAGCGGCCAAGTTTGGTTTGACAGTTCATTAAAAAAGCTAAAGTTCTATGATGGAACTAAGTTTAGAACAACAGGCGGAGCAGAAATTTCCGCAACACAACCAGTTGGATTAACAACAGGTGATTTTTGGTGGGATACTAGTAACAATCAATTATACGCACAGAATGCCGATGGTGGATTTGTCCTAATTGGTCCACAATCAATTGGTGAAACAGTTAGTGCAATGGTTACTGCTCAAGTACGTGACGATACACAGGTTAATAGAACTGTAATTAAAGGTACTGTTGATGACGGAGTTGTGTTTATTGTTAGTAACGCAGAATTTACAATTGATACTACTGATCCAGCAAATACCATTACTGGTTTTGATGTAGTACGCCAAGGACTTACCCTAAGAAATACAACTAGTGGTGTAAGTGGTGTTACTAGTTCAGCACATAGATTCCATGGTACAGCAACCAATGCTGAAAGACTAGGCGGAACACTTGCAACAGACTTTGCACTAGCCGGAGCGGCAAACTTTAGTAGTGTAGTTAGACTTGCAGATACTGGATTAACAGTTGGCGCGGCAAATGACTTGCATATTTTTATTGATACAGCAGGTGCTGGAAACGAAGCAGTTATTGAAAACACAACTGGTCAAAAAATTAGATTTAAAGTTAAGTCAAGTGGTGGTGTAACAACAGAAACATTCCATGTTCAAGCAACTGGACTTATTCCAACAACTACAGCAACGTATGACATTGGTGATTCAAACTATAAATGGAGAAACATGTATGCAACT